CGGGCAAGCTATACCAGCACCGCACCGAATCAGGCAGTCTGGGCAATGGCTGGGACAAGGACAGATAGACAAGAATAAGGGAAGGGTTTCAGCCCTCCTATTTTTAAAGGAGAATCTATGCAAGAATCAACCAAGATATGGCTTTATGCCAAAAGCCCTTTTAAAAATGACTATGCTAATGTTATCAATTTTGAGACAAAAGAAGCTATGGAGGACTTTTTCACAAAGACGAATCCGCATATAGAAATTGTGTACGAGTATGACAAGTTTCAATATACCCAAAGAAACGGCTCAATCGTAGTTTCTGGGCGGGTGGAGAAGTATGAGAATGTGACTTATATGAGGTTTATTAACAATGGAAGAACCTACTATGCCTTTGTCTTTGACGTGCTTTATATCAATGAAGACGCTACACGCATTATTTACGAGGTGGACGTTTGGAACACCTACCAGCACGAATTGAAGAGCCTAAACGTGATTGGGCAAGTAGAACAGCAGACGCTCCCCAATGAACTTTGGGCGCTGAAAGACAGTCAGCAAGGCTTTTCAGTCGGGACGAAGTACGCAACGAGAGCAGGAGAGGTGGGGATAGATACGGAGTGGCTTGTAGTCGTGGCAAAACCTACGATTAAGATGACCACAAAGGCAAACCGCCCTGTAAACATGAGTTATTCAGGAATGCAGAAAACGTTTAAATACTTTTTTATCCCTGTAAATTTGAAATCGGGAGCAAGTAAGCCGTTTATCTTTCAGGGTAAAAAGTATGATAGTTTTTACTTGGAGAACCTTTATAAACACCTTTTCGGGTTGAATCAAGACGGCAGTTCTACCGTGAATCAGATTGTCAATATGTATTTAAGTCGAGATATTGGGGTAAAATACAAAGAGACAACGGACGGGGACAAGACCTATATAGAAATCTTATCCAACATCACGGGAAGCGTTGCAGAGATTGGCAGAAAGAACAGCCGAAACTATCGCACATCAGGTAGTAGCTCAAGTGGTGGAAGTGGTAGCACCAACGAAGAGGGCGACATTTCAACCGAGGAAAGCCGTGTTAGACTGGTTACTAGAATCATTAAAAAGCTAGTGCCAGACGCAACAGCGGAGGGTATCGCTGGAATTATCGGGAACTTTTCAGCAGAAAGCAACGTCACAGCTAAGAAATACGAGGCAGACTATGCTACAGGTTATGAGTACGAGAAAATGGAATCAGAGCCAACAGCCGAGAACCTTATGGGAAGCTGGGGCGCTTTTGCTAGCTTGTATAGTATTTCATTAAACGAAGCAGGCTATAGAGGGTCAGACGGTAATCACTGGATAGGAATTGGAATCGGTCAATGGACTGGCCCAAGAGCGGAAGAGCTTTTGAACTTTGCACGAAGCCAAGGGAAATCACTTTGGGATTTTAACCTACAATTTCAATTCATGAACCAAGAGAGCCGAGCCGATACGTTTAGACGGGTGGCTAGTTCCACCGCCAGCGCCAGCACCAATGCAAGCGACTTTATGAACAACTGGGAGGGTGTAGCCTACAAGGAAGCGGAACGCATAGAACAGGCGAACGCTTGGCTTTCAACCATTCAAGACGAGTTACAGAAAGGGTAAACAATGGCAGAAGCAACAGAAACGCTAAAAGCACTAAATGAAATCAAGTCACGGGTTGGTACTACAATAGGTAGTGGGCAGTGTTACGGGTTAGTGGCGCTATATTCTCAACTGCTGGGCGGTTGCGACATCGGGGGAGGTATCAACACCCCAAACCCAAACGGCAACGGCAGACAAGCCAGCGGAAGCGATACACAGAGGGGCATGAGTGCCAGCAACATCGGGGGCGATTATGACTGGGAAGCGCTGGGCTGGAAAGTCCGCTTTGACCCGTCTTGGGCTGATTTAAGAGTAGGCTGTATTGTCTGCTATATCCCATCAGGTAATAACATCTGGGGTCATACGTCTGTTATATCAGCGGTCAACGGCTCAAGCTATGACGTAATAGAGCAAAACTACGCTTGGAGCGGTTACACAACCGAAAGAAGCGGTATAGATACGATTGACAACATTGAAAGTATTATCTACCCTCCTGAAATCGTAGCAGGTGGAGACATCGGAGAAATCACAGGGAACACAGGGGATAAACAGCTAGGCAACGGGGACTACTCAAAAACAGCTTTTGACGTGGAAGCCTTGCTGATTGAGGTGGACGGATTTTTTGACTATAGACCTAACGTTTATGAAATCCCTAACTTGTTGAAGATAGCACATGACCAGATACAAGAGGGCTTACGCTCATATATGGGTAAAGACGACCTAGAAATAGAAGTACAGCTATTAAATAGTGAGTTTACGGAGATAGAGCTTTATGATATTTATGGTAATAGTTATGTGTATCAGCCCCAATATTTACCAAGGACTATAGACGAAGCTCACAAGTATAAAGTTATTGTAAGCGGTAGCCTTGGAGATAGTAACCAAGTCCATATTAACTTTTTAGAGTACAACAACGCTAACAATGTAAGCTACGCTGATAAGAATATTATGGATAGCTTGGAGAGTGGCGACTGGGCGGAACACAATCCAGAGCATTTTAAATACGGATTGAATGACGTGACAGGAAAAAGCGTTGCAATCCTAAATGACGCAGAAGCCAGCTATATTCAATCACACAAAAACCAGATGGAACACACTCAGTTGACTTTCAAAGAGAATCGGGAAACGCTCAAGCAGAGTATAGACCTTTCAAATAAACAGGTTGCAAACGCTAACTCACAAGCCAGTTACAATGCACAATATGCCGTAGATAGCGCCAATATCAACCAATGGACGGAGGGTGCTAGTGGTATCTTAAACGTGGCTGGAAATCTCCTAACAGGAAACTTTGGGGGCGCACTTGGTGGGCTTGCGTCTGGTGGTATGAAAGTCTTTAACGCTAACCGAGACTATAATAATAAAGTAGTTCAGCAAAGTTTCACAGATACAAACAACGCCCTAAACTCGCAATCAAACGCACTCGCTAACATGAAATCTAAGATAGCACTTGACCAGTCTATCAGAGCTTACAACGCTACGATGGCAGACCTACAAAACCAACCTATCAGCGTCCAACAAATTGGGAATGACCTAGCTTTCCAATCAGGGAACAGACTAACAGACGTATATTGGAAAGTCTCACTAGCTCAGAAAGAAATCATGGGACGGGCGAACGAGTACATCAAATGCTATGGGGTGCTTGTCAACTGGTTTACTAATGACGCTTTAAGCGTGATGAGGTCAAGAAAGCGGTTTAATTATATCAAGATGATTAACTTAAACCTTGGAACACTAAGAGCCAATCAATCGCACATCAACGCACTACAGGCTATCTTCCAGTCTGGGGTCAGAATCTGGAATTATTCAGCTAATAAAGAAGACAGCATTTTGTTTGATATTCAGAAAAACAACCCGAATTTTTAAAAGTATGATATAATAAAATTGAAAGGAGTGATTTTCTATCGAAGAGCAAGAAAAATTGGTACAATCCGCAGAAAATGCTATCTTATAACCAGTATCTTAATTTTGTCATAGGTGGGCGTGGGATTGGGAAGACCTTTGCACTCAAGAAATATCTGTTTAAGAGGTTCATTGAGAAAGGGGAGCAATTCATCTATTTAAGGCGGAACAAGTCAGAGCTGGATAGAATTGACAAGGACAAGTTTTTTACTACAGAGTTGCTTAAACAAGTCTTTACAAATTTTGAGGTAATAGACAGCGACGCTAGTAAAATACATACTAAGATTATTTTCAGAGCTGACAACATGGACGAAGAAGAAAATATACTTGTCTTGTCTTCTACTAAGATAATACTTAATGGGAAAATCGTTTGCTATCTCAAAAGCCTATCTACTTGGGTAGACTTGAAAGGGTCAGAGTATGATGAGGTTATGAGTATTCTCTACGATGAGGTATTGATAGACGTTACCAGTAAAAAGAGGTATCTTGATAACGAGGTGGAAGCGTTACTAAATTTCATCTTCTCAGTTTTCCGAAGACGGGACGGGTGCCATGCTTACCTGCTATCAAATGCAAGTAATTTCAACAATCCCTATTTTGCCTTTCTGAAATTCTACGATGACAACGGCAAGCGCTTTTACAATCTGAAACAATACGCAACCTTGATAGAGTTCCCCCCCCTCATTCAGCCTTTCAAACCGAGGAAGAAAAAGAGGTAGAAACAAATGGCAAAGACAACTAAACTTGTACGAGGTATTCACTCATGGATTAAGTTCCAGAAACATCAGGGAGTAGAAAGCCTATCAATCGAAGGTAAGCAAGCACTTGCAGATATTACACAGGATAAGAACGGAGACACAAGTCTAATCTTAAACGCTGACGGCGATAAAATTAACGGAGTTGAATCTCATATTCCTTACATTTCAGTTTCTACTACATGGAGTGGAAGCGACCCAGATAAATGGAAAGTGGAGGGACTAAATCAAGACCTCACACAGTTCCCTTTGCGTGACGGTAAGCTGATTAAATTTACAAAAGAATCAGACGCTATTTCAGTAAATGAAGACGCTTTGAAAGAATCTATTTCAGAAATGATTGAAACTGAAATTGATAAAATTCCAGTAGCACTAGGTTATTATGATAAACTATTCAGCCAATTTGAAAAAGTAACCACTAACATCACTTTTAAAGATGATGAAGAATTTAACGGTTACTTGCTTATCCATGTTAGAGGGGAACAAGGTGCAACTACTTTCTTCCATTTCAACAGAGAAGATTTTGTAAACAGCGACCAACCTTATAAAATCTTTAATGATTATCTGTTAAGTGTTAAAGCTGAATTAACACCAGAACAAAACCTAGTTTTGACCTTTAACCAGCATGAACAGATTGAAAATTTCCAACTATATTATCAATGGTTTACAAGTATGAAAAAAGCGCCTATTGAACCACGTTTCCAAGAGAAGCGCATTTCAACCCGTGTAGAATTTCCTACAGAGCATTTTGACGGCTATAAAGACCCTACACCTAAACTAGAATATAGTCCACTACCAGTTAACAATACACCATCAGCGCCATCTATCGGAGAGTTTCCAAGAGCGAACACAAAGCCAACACCTCCTATTGAAACAGAGGGAAACGTTCCACAACCAATAGCAGATGAAGAATCACACTAAAATAAGAAAGGATTTTAAAACATGAATCCAGAAGAATTTAAAGATGAATTTTTCAGGGCGTATCGTGGGCGCTATTCGTCTTACTGGGTGGAACGTTGGGGGGTTATCCCCTCAATTCCTACCAGCTTTGATAATGCCAATTCAGTCTACGAGCTTTTGGCTTGGCTACAGCGTGCCTTTAAGCAACTACTGGACGACTTTGTAGCGCTGGAAAGTGAGCTAGAAGACTATAAGAACGCTTTGACCGAACTCCTAGAGCAACTTATCCCCTTGCTTATCCGCCGTTACATGGAAAGCAAGGAAGCGGACGACTGGTTTAACAAAAAAGCGGACATCTACTATAACAAGATTATCAAGCCTTATATTGACGCTGAAATAGCTAAAGTCAATAAGAAAATCGCTGACCTTGAAAAGAAAGTAGATGATGAAGTCAAGCGCCTTGATGGACGGATTGACGCTTTAAACGATAAGCTAGAAAAAGAAATCAAGAAACTTGACAACCGAATCACAAAAGAAGTTGAAACCTTAAACAACCGTATCACAGCGGAAAACAACGCACTAAAAGAACGGATTGAAGCCCTAGAAAATGCTAACACAGGCTTACAAAATGCTTTGCGTAAAATCATTGAAAACCTTGAGGGTTCAGGCGCTTGGACTGGTGACTTAACTGGTGGATTTAACCAAGGGCGCAACATCGCAACAGGTAACATCAACCTATTCGGTGGTACGCCAGACGGCTCAAGCTTTATCAGGACGAACAACGGAAGCACAGAAAACGACTTATCAGGAGGTATCTAATGCCTTTAGAAACACGATTTTCAACCTCTACCACAGCCAACGTAGAAAACTTTGGTACTGGTGTAGCACCATGGACGGAAGCCTATGCTAACGCTTGGCAGTTCTCAGGGGACACAGACTATGGCTATATGACCAACGGCAACACAACCTATATACAGTATGGTCAAAATGACCCGTCTGTATGGGCGTCTATGAGGTTCTGGGGTGAATCGGTTGAAATCCTAGAAGAGACGAAAAACGATGATAATTCCATCACGGCTAAAATCAGAGTTAAAGCCCTCTTTTGGTGGAGTAAACGGGTCAGCTCAACGCTAGGGTATCGGGTAGAATATGATATTAAAATCAACGGGCGCACCGTTTGGACGTTTAGCGGATATATCGACCGATGAAGTCATTAAAATGATGAAGTTTCCCAAGACTTTACAGTAACCATTCCAGCCGAAGAAAGTTCCTCAGCCAGTGCCTTAAATATAAATGTATCTTATCAGCGTA